GTGACAAAACGCCGTGTTCAATATACGAATTATTTATTGTCGCTTCCTCAGACGAATTTGATACGTTGATGTCCTCGAAAACGAACTGCCAATCCTGTATCTCAAAACCTCTACGAATAATTAACTCATTCAATACCCAAGTAAAATCTCTCTGCCTTGGATTGATAACGCTGTCCAAATAGATACTGTCTGTTTCCTTTGCTACGTTTCCACCCAAAGACCCTTGCTCTACCATTGCGGCCCTATAAGGCGGAACATGATGTGCTGTCAATACATCGTCTCGGTTGTCTTTCTTATATACTCGGAAAGACGCCTCCTTCTGCTCCACACTCAACCGTTCAAATTTAATTGTTGTACCTACCGGAGTTGATAGGGTTAACATCTTATGATTACTGCCCTTTAATGTAGTCGCAAAGAACTTCTCAACCTCCTCGGTAACTTCTGGGCTAAGTCCTTGACCTTCAACAATTAGGGCATACGCTGGTACACCGAAATTAACGAAGAAGTCTATATTATATTCACGCTCCATCTTGTCAGCATACATACTAAACAAGGCAGGTAGCCATTCGGGAACTCCATAACATGAAGACAGCCAACTGTATTGTCGAACTGGAATAATCTCATTTGCAATCTTATCAATATCTGGCAAGCCCTGTTCTTCCCATTTGCCCGTAAACCTATTCAATATACGTTCTTCGCCATAGACCTTAAACCAAACACTGTTATTCCCAACCTTTTGAAGCAGACGGTCTTTCTCCTTACTCCAACGCAATGTCGTTGCATTTACGTGATACAAACCATTGATTACATTCTTTGCGTCACGTGATACTTCAAGATACCCATTACCGCATCCTTCATAATCCAACATTACCTTCTTTAGAACATGCAGAATATCCTCATTCTTGCTGTTTACATGATTGAAGAAATCTGTCAAAGCCTTGTATTCTGTGTTCCCTTCTGGCGTATCTAAGTTTTGTTTATCGTCTGTTTGCTCCAAATAATATCCAATGCCCACGGTATCCTGAACTTTGGTACGGACACAGCTTGAATGAACGATATTGATATTCATCCAATCCATCAACTTCATCAAATCATACGGGGGAGCCATTACATCTGACGTCTTCCAATCAACGTCTTCTAACTGTTTTGTTTTTGAATCTACTTGATACTGTTTTAAAACCTCTTCGGTTACAATTACTCCTCTATCTGTTATAAGGCATTGCACACTACCTGCTTGACCTACAATTGAAGATTTCTTTTTTCTAATCATTATCCCCTCACTATTTTGGCCTGTATTTTGCCATATCTATCGTGACTTTCTACGATGTTATGATTAACCCCAGCCACTGCATCTGATACATCCTTTGAATTATGTACAAAAATTCCTGATGCCAATGCAAAATTATGTGTTTTGTCTACCGTTAAATCGTAAACTGGCAATACCTCGCCTGTCTTTCTTATAGACAACACCTGATGATTTTTCTTTTTTGAAGTTCTACTTGCCAATATCTTTGGAAGATTCGCACATATCGTTTCTCTACTTTTCTGTCTGCCTTTTGAGCTCCTTGCATACTCACTCGTCGCCTCTGCTACTTTCTTGTGGTAAAACATATCTTCCGAATGTCTCTTCTTTGTATGATATTTTGCGTGACACGCCTTTGTCATGCCTTCTAAATTTGAAGGAACATTGTTTCGCTTGTTGCCGTCTATATGATGAACAATCTCACCTTCAATGCCGTACTGAACAGCTACTATTTTATGTACTAATTCTCTTCTACAATCTATTGGTTGCCAAATCCTTTCATATTCAAACCATCCGCCTTTCAATGCAACGGACTTGTACAAAGGCATTAAAGACGAACCTTTACGCAAGTTATCTGCACGAACATATTCACCGTTAAATAGCATAAACAAATGGTCTGGGGTACATCGAACAACTTGAAAATTATCTAACTCAATTTCAACAACCTCTGCTACTTTTGTCATCTTTGCACTATGTGCTTCACCTGCAACAATTCTTTTTCCGTCAAATGTAAAAACCCAAAACCGTTCATTGCCTTTTTGTGCAACCAACTGCTCGAATGTAGGATTCGTTCCATCAATCAATGCCACTCTCGTATCTGCTGAAAAACATCCTTTAGGCGGATGTTCGACTTTTTTACCTTGTATATCCTCTAACTGTGTCGCCTCCCGAACAAATACTTCGCTTGCCGAAGGGCTTTCAGGATTACCGCTTTTAACCATATAATAATCTATCCTGTTCTCGTTTACACTTGCCTTAAAATTATTATACGGCAACATGCTTCTGTCCAAACTTAGATACTCAACAGTGTATCTACGATTTTTTAATATCTGCATACAGTCTGTGCTCTGGAACCCATCAAAGGTAATCAATCCAATATTGAATCCCATGTTCGTCAACGAATAAATCAACTCCCTGACGCTGGCTATCTGAATTGGCTCCGTTTGGCTACCTTTCATTCTCACCATCAAATCTATATATGTCTTTATTCCGCCACAGGGTGTCAACCCATTGAAATGACCCATTGCGAAGCCTAATGCGTCGCCTGAAATACCGATGTCAACATGTATCGTATGAAAAGCATACTTGTCCAAAGGCTTAAACCACGGCTTAAACCTTCCGTTTGTATCCAATGGGTCTTCTCTCTTCGTGTTGATGTGGTCAATTAGAACCTTCGGCTGTTCAAAGAACGAGCTGATTGTAAAGCTGGGCCTTGCTCCAAAATCTCTATACGCTTTTGTCGTGTTCTGTTTAAACGCTTCATACAGAAACGGCAACTTGGGTATAGCATCGAAATCTTTCATGTTGGCTTTGTCTGGCAACACGTCATAAACTATCTTGTTTATGTGGTCTACGTAAAACACTTCACCAGCCCAATCGGGATATTTACTCTCCCAAAGAGTCCTACGCTTGACATAAGTCGTTACAGAACTGTCCTTTGCCTCTTTTATTTTCCTTTCGAGAAAGTCCGATTCATACATTGGCGAACCTGCAACAATACAAGCACCTTTTTCTTCAAAACGAGAACCAAGCCTACGCTTCATTGCGTTGTATATGTCTTCTGCTTGGTCACTGTTATCGCTTGCACGATAGTTACCTGCTTCGTCAATTATGCCAACTACGATATTGTATCCAACGGCACTCCGCCAATTGCTTGAACCCGGAATAATAAAAATATTGTTTTTGAACCTCAACTCACTCAAACATGCTGGGTCTGGCACTCTTGCATCCGGTCTATCCCACGGCCTTGCTTGAAACCACGGGCAATCATCTATCTTGCTTTTCATCTCGCTGAATATGACCTTGCTCGCATTCTGAGCCGATACAGAGTTATGACAAACCATGCCATTCACAACCAAATTATTCGTTTCAGGCACTTCTACGTCATACGTCATTTCCTCGCCATCATCTGTTAAGCTCTCAACCTCGCTCCATTGGAAGTAATCACCGATACTGCCTTTATACATACGGAAGCCTTCTATATCCAATCCATATCGGCCTATTTTATCCAGAAACAATTCTTTACTTTGTACGTCGCTGATATTTAATCTCCATACCTTTGTCTCTCTGTACTGCTGATACTTGCCTGTAGCCTCATAATACTTTGTCACTATTCCAAACCTGCTTAACATGTCCACTACCGCCTCAATAAATTCTTTATTTGGGGCCGTAAAGGTCATTGTTACCTTATGTCCAAAGCCTATGCTACCGTAAGAACTCCAAAGACGACTAAGGAACAGAAGAACCTCGTTCTCCTCCGCTCCAATAATACATTCGGGAATTTTCTTAACTATGTCCTTTACCTTCTTGCCTGTCTTAACTAACTGTCCACCAATAAATTTCTCCTCTTCGACATATTCAACCATCCCGTACTTTTCTAAAAACCTGTTTATCTGTGGGCTATCCGCTGTTACGCCCTGTAAATCGCCCTTACTGGCTTCTGCTGGATTAACGCAACCATATCGAGATACCAAGGCCCTTATGTCCTCAATAACACGATTGTATAGGCTGAGGATTTGAATTCCTTGCGACGTTAACTTGCAATCTCCTAATACATAAGCCAATAACTTTATCTCATCTGAACTCATTCCACTTGGCTTACCGCCTGCTACATACTCCCCAACTCGTATACGAGTACCCACGGTTAACTTGTTTACTGGTATCCATTCATATTGCCTGCCTTGACTACTTCTGACATACGTCAATAACGGATGCGTTTCAGACAGCCTCAACGTTCTTCCGTTTGCGAAAACTATTTTCTTTATCTTCTTTACTCCGGCCTTAACGCACTTTAACGCCTTTCGTGACTCAAAAGCATGTTTATTGAGGTTAAAACTGCTAACGCCAATCTCTTCCTGCTGTTTATACAGTGTCGAAAAATCAATCATCTTTCCATCTGATAAACGAATCGCTTGGTCTCCGGCGAAACACATATTCATAATTGCCAACTTTGAGCTGTGGGCACAACGAAAATATACTTGAGGTTTTCTAAGACATAGCAATAAATGCAGAAAAAATACTGCCATTGTTGACAACTTAAAACTCTTCCCACTACCTATTCCTTCGCAGAATATGCCGTCTTGATACTTTCTCGCCCACGGGTCTGATTCATCTACGTTCTCAAAGAAATTCAAAATGTCATCCTTTACGCATCCTCTTAAAACACTGCCGAGATTCATGTATTTTTCGTCTAACAAAAATTCATCAATCTTCGCTGGCGGCCATCGCCAAACATCTGGGTCTATGCCTTTTGACTTCGCCAAATACTTGTTATACAGCGAATCTAAAAATCCACTGTTTAATGCTCTGTCGGGTTTCTTCGACTCATCCATATCACAACTCCCATTCGCTTGATTCAGCATCAAGTGTCTGTATTATGTGGGCCATCCGTGAGAACACAACCTTTTGCCGCTCTTTGCTTGGTATCTCTGATTCAATAATCTTCATAACATGCTCAATATGCCGATGTACCTGCTTGACTGCTATATCAACGTCAATTCCGCCCGATACAAATATCTCCATTGCCTCTTTTCCGCATAACCCAAAATCCTTGAACGTTTGCAGTATTGAAAGATTTAACTGCCTGATGATTGTCATATATCCTTGCTGTCTGTCGTGCAACATCATTATCAACTTCAAGCCATCTTCCGAATGTGTTGTCTGATAACTCGCCCTCGCCGTCTGCATGTCTTCTTCCAACTGCCCATATTTCGACCACGCCAACTTTATCTGGTATTCAAACCCCGTAAGGATGCCTACCATCTGATTCAAGACCTTCTTATTAACCTGCAAGTCCTGCTTTATCTCCTTCAAGACCTTCTTGCGGTACTTGTTGATGTCCTTTAACACCGTAGTCGGACTCACATTCAACCTCTTCCCGACCTGACGCATTGACTGCTTCAATCCAAAGTATAACTCTCCTGCTTCCTCTGACCTGTCCTTTGTCGCCTCCGTGGTTAAGATATTCATGAAGGCCAGCTCTGACGACTCAATATTCAACTCAACGTCTATGTGGATTGCATTGCTTACCATCCCGAACAAATGAATGCCCGGAAGTCCTTTCTTATGCTCCTCGCTTGTCATTAAGAATCCGCTCATATATCTTCTTGATACCTTCTTTATTTCTTCCTGAACGTTATTATTTTCTTATCTTGCAACCTATTCCAGCCCAACATCTTCCAACCGCTCACAGATTTAACCTCTTTTTTTGATGCAAAGGCAGAGAATAGAACGAAAAATCCACGCCTTTCCTTCCCCCAGAATCAACGTGACATCCTATGTCTCTGCCTCGCATATCACTCTTTTGTTGCCACATTAGTTATAAAAATTATTGACCATATCAATACCACAGGGACTACTCCGTAAAGAATACTTCCTTTTTGAAACAAACTTGCTCCAAAAAAGAACGCAGTCAGTGTTATTCCGATGCTTACTCCCGGGTGAGATTTCAATCTTCTCAAATACTGAATTAGTACATTATAGTATTCAGTAGTTTTCATTTCTCAATCCTTCCGATTTCACACATAAAAAAACGTGCCAATGTCTATACATTAACACGTTTTCTGTTTTATTGAGAGTTCATAATATGTAACATTGTCGAAAAAAATGAACATGGCGATAGACAAAAGATGAAAATACACAACATTGTCAATCTTTTCATTTCATTCCCCAGAGAATACTAACCTGTAACAGAGCGGCTCCGAACCAATATAACGACCTCGGATAGTTACGCTCATAAATACAAACCGCCAAAATTACTACATACTCCAATAACAAGCATTTTATCAATGTATTGCTTAACATTATTCTACGCTCGGCCCCACAACTTCTTCCTCTTCTGGCGAACCTTGCTCCTTATCATGCCTTCTCTGTGCTTCTTTCAAATTATCATCTATACGCATGATTACTTCATTTGCTTCTCCGGGCTTTCGACTTTCATTCCAGCTTTGCATTACAAACTTCCAGTCTTCCGGCTCCAAAACAACCTCCGCCGCCTCCTCTTTTGACTCCGACTCCAAAATCTCTTTCAGCTTATCCTTGGCTGGAATAAACCTCTGCTGTTCAGCCTTTGTCAAAAGCTCAACAAGATTTTTAACTTCCCACAACTCTAAGCCTTCTAATGCAAACTCAGAACGGATACTTTCCAACACGGTTTTTTTTACACCTTGACCATACAAATCAACCTGATGGTCTAACATTTCACGTATACGCCTTAACTGCCTGTGATGATTTATTGCCATTCCCTTGCTTTGGGTCGAGAATAACAGTACGGATTTAATTACCCAATGCCTAAAGATGCTCGGTGCACTTGTATCTTCCGGCAATCCCTCTAATCCATCCAAACTTATCACCATGTTTACTTTGTACGGAACAACTGCCTTGGTTTTCTTACTCATCACATCCCTCCTCTTCTAATTCTTTTTCCAACATACATATTGGACATTTATATACTACGGTTTCCAAATCCTGCGGCGTGCCATCTTCATTTTCAAAAGACGATACGGTTTGCGGTTTCATGTCAACCTTGCAATCAGGACATTTCATTTTAAATCTCCGGTAAATTCTTACGCAACTCTTCTATTGCCTCACGACGCTTTTCACCCTTTCGACTACAATACAAAAAATTCTGGCAAGCTCCACATGTGAGAGAGAACTCATCAAAAACATCTTCTTTCGAAACATCTTGTTTATACGGATGTCTTTCTCTCTCTGGACAACGCCCTGAAAACTTAACATTGCATAGTTTCAGTGCCATAAATCTTTTTTATCTCCGCTTGATACCCTTGCTTACCTTTCAACATCCTGTAACGTTCATGCCACTTAGGGTTTACATACAATCTGTTCTGTTCGATAAACAACAATTCGCTTCCTCTATGCGGACAATTCTGTCCAAACGTGTGATGCTGAGGACATAGAGTAACAAAATTATCCTCCCTGTCGTCGCTGTGTCTGTGGTTTATATGATGCACATGTCCGGGAAATCTTCCGCATATCTCGCAAAAAGGATTTTCCTCACGATACTTCCTCTGCATATCCGTCTGCTTTAATCCTGATTGCTTCATATTTGCCTTATAACATCATTCTCTGAAGGGGGGTCAATACAAACTGCTGTTGCACCTAAACCTTGCTCACGAACAAACTTACTTATCCCAATAAAAAGAT